TTTAATTCATCATTTATATCTAGATGATTTTCTTTTCCAAATAGTAAATTCTTTGCTCTTTCATACATCTTACTTTTAAGAAATCTTTTATGAATAACTCTTAACGAATAAAATTCATAAGGTAATCCAATTTTATTTTTTAGAGTATAATCTGAAAAAACACTAAATTTCCTGTAATCGATTGGATGATTTAAACAACGACCAAAAGTATCAATAGTTAAAATTTCCATTGATGTATTTAACTTATAGTGATTAATTAGTTTGTGATAACAATAACTTTCCAAAACTGAATATCCTGTCAAATCATTTGAGTTTTCATAATAATTTATGCATCTTCCCAAAAGATATTTATAATTTTCTGAAAAAGAAACATCATCTAAAGGCTCAAATAAATTAGACAATGATCTGATGCTATTGTTAAATATGTGACCTTGAATATTTTGAACTCCTAACATTTCTGATATTAACGTTGAATAAGAATCTTTAGTGTCTGAAGTCATTAAAGCAAAAAATCTTGGTACTAAACTTGAAAATCTTACAAAATCTATGTGATTTTTTTGAGGTAAATTTAAGACCTCATTTTTGTCATCTGAGTGAGCCAATTGAAACCATAATTTTTTATCAATTGAATACTGAAAATTTCTTTCCATATAAATTGAAAAAAGCTCTTTTCTGTATAGTTGTTCTAGAACATGACAAAATGAAGAAATGTTGTGAAAAATTCCTTGGGGCCAATCATGAGTTAATTCAAGATTTTTTAAGCCGAATTCATTTGTCTTTAAATTAGAAAATTCATAGCTCCTTAATTGATCTGTGAATTGTACTTCAAATGCTGAAAGACTTGTCAAACAAAATTGCAAAAGCATTGAAATTTGTTTATCTATAATTCTATTAACTTGCAAAGCTGAAACTATGTAATAAAATTTTCTATATACATCCTGACCTGACCATTTTCCCATATCTCCATTTAAATATATGGTTGTTTCGTCCTTTCGATTTCTCATTATCATCCGAGTTGAATTTCTAATTTGTTCAAGTTTGACTGCTTGTTCTTCCACCACAGTTTCATTAAATGTTTTTGAATTGATAAATTTAAAAATATATTGTATTATAATAGAGCAAGCTTTACCAAAAATAGTCATTAAATATATTTCTCTTGATCCTTCATACTGTTCTTTTTTAGATACTATTGTTTTTTTAATTAAACTTCTAAAATATTCATAGTTTAATTTTTTA